TTGGCTGCATGATCTACGCCGGGCTCACCGTGACGCTGGTGCGCCGGAGCTATCCGGAGCTGCGGAAGAACCACATCGACCCGCTGTGCCAGCTGCTGCAGGTGCACCACCCGGACAGGACGCAGCGGTACGCCACGTACAACGACCAGAAGAAGGAGATCCGGTTCCGGAACGGCAGCAGGATCATCTTCATGTACTGCGACAGCCTGAAGGACAGCATGCGGTTCCAGGGCTTCCAGACGGACTGGCTGCTCATTGACGAGGCGACGCAGCTGCCATGGGAGTGGATCGTGAACATCAAGGCCTGCGTCCGCGGCGTGAACGATTTCCCGAAGCTGTACCGGCTGGGCTGCAACCCGGGCGGGCCGGGCATGGACTGGGTGAAGCGCCTCTTCGTGGACCGGAAGTACCTGGAGAACGAGAACCCGGAGGACTACGCCTTCATCCAGGCGCTGGTGACGGACAACACGGAACTGATGCGGGCGGACCCGGACTACTACAACACGCTGAAGAGCCTGCCGCCGAAGCTGCGGGACGCCTGGCTGTACGGCAGGTGGGACGTCTTCGAGGGATCCTTCTTCAGCGAGATGCGGACGGATCCGGATCCGGAGGAGTGCAGCCTCAGAGGGCTGGACGTGGAGCGGGCACGGGAGGAAGGACGGTTCACCCACGTGATCACGCCGATAGATCTGTCGCGCGGATCGGCGAGGGGCTGGCGGATCTACCGCAGTTACGACTTCGGCTACGCGAAGCCCTTCTCCTGCGCGTGGTGGGCCGTGGACTATGACGGGACGCTGTACCGGATCCTGGAGCTCTACGGCTGCACCGAGACGCCGAACGAGGGCGTGAAGTGGACGCCGGACCAGCAGTTCCGGAAGATCCGGGAGATCGAGCAGGAGCACCCCTGGCTGAAGGGAAAACACATCGAGGGCGTGGCGGACCCGAGCATCTGGGATGCGAGCCGGGGCGAGAGCATTGCGGACACGGCGCAGAAGTACGGGCTGATGTTCCTGCCGGGGGACAACCAGAGGATCCCGGGCTGGATGCAGTGCCACTACCGGATGCAGTTCGACGAGAACGGATACAGCAGGTTCTACGTGTTCGACAACTGCCGGGCGTTCCTGCGCACCGTGCCACTGATGCAGTACAGCAGGACGAATCCGGAGGACCTGGACACGAGCCTGGAAGACCACGTCGCTGACGAGTGGAGATACATGTGCATGTCGCAGCCGGTGACGCCGATGCGGCCTGTGGAGAAGAAAGTGATCTACAACGATCCGCTGAACCAGTTTACGAGGAGGTAAGAGAGGATGGCAAAGAACAGAGGAAAAGCGCCGGAGCTGCAGGAAGAGCGGCTGCCGGCAGAGACCCCGGAGAAGGCCGCGCCGGAGCGGCCGGAGGAACCGGAGAAACAGGAGAAGCAGCAGGGGAAGAAGATCGACAGGCTGCAGCTTTCGAAGTGGACGAACGTGCTGAACGAGTACCGGAGCGGCAAGGCGAATCTGGAAGGCCGGGTGAAGGAGTCGGAAAACTGGTGGAAGCTGCGCAACGGAATCGACCAGAACGTGGGGAAGAACGGCCGGGAGAACACCGGGCGCTTCCAGTCCAGATCCGCGTGGCTGCACAACGTCATCGTGTCGAAGCACGCGGACGCGCTGAAGGCCTACCCGGAGCCGAACATCCTGCCGAGGGAACAGGGCGACCAGGACGAGGCGAAGATGCTGACGAGCATCATCCCCTGCGTGCTGGAGCAGAACGACTTCGAGAGCGTGTACAGCCAGAACGCCTGGCGGAAGCTGAAGACCGGCACAGGCGTGTACAAGGTGGTGTGGGATCCGAGAAAGTACAACGGTCTGGGCGACATCGCCATCTACAACTGCGACCTGCTGAACGTGTTCTGGGAGCCGGGCGTGACGGACATCCAGAAGAGCCGGTTCTTCTTCCAGACCTGCCTGACGGACAAGGAGCTGATCGAGGAGGCATACCCGGAGCTGAAGGACGAGCTGAGGGGCGGGAGCGGATTCACCGCCAGCAAGTTCGACACGGACGACACCGTGAAGACCAGCGGGAAAGTGACCGTGATCGAGGTGTACTACCACCGGAAGGACGGCGACCGGAAGCTGCTGCACTATTGCAAGTACGTGGGGCAGACGGTGCTCTACGCCAGCGAGGACGACCCGGAGTGTGCGGACGGATTCTACGAGCACGGGATGTACCCGTTCGTGTTCGACACGCTGTTCCCGATTGAGGGCAGCCCCTGCGGATACGGCTTCGTGGATATCTGCCGGAACCCGCAGATGGCCATCGACAAGATGCGGGACGCCATGGTGCGGAACATGATCGCCGGGGCGCGGCCGCGGTACTTCACCAGGATCGACGGGGCAATCAACGAGGAGGAGTTCAGCAACCTGGAGAACGAGATCATCCACGTGAACGGCAGCCTGGAGGAGCGGGACATCCGCGTCGTTGATTTTAAACCGCTGAGCGGGAACTACATCAGCGCGCTGAACGAGGTGATATCCGAGCTCAGAGAGACGAGCGGCAACACAGAGACGGCAACCGGATCCGTGAACTACGGCGTGACGGCTGCGTCTGCCATCGCCGCGCTGCAGGAGGCGAGCGGCAAGGGATCCGCCGACAGTACGCTCACGAGCTACCGGGCGTACCGGCAGGTGGTGCTGCTGATTATCGAGCTGGTGCGGCAGTTCTACGACGCGCCGCGACAGTTCCGGATCACGGGCGACATGGGCGAGACGGCCTTCGTCACCTACGACAACGAGAACCTGAAGCCGCAGGACCAGGGCGTGGACTTCGGCGAGGACATGGGCTACCGCGTGCCGATCTTCGATGTGAAGGTGGAGGCCGCGAAGAAGAACGCGTTCAGCCGGATCAGCCAGAACGAACTGGCGCTGCAGCTCTACGGCGCCGGGATCTTCAACCCGCAGATGGCGGAGATGGCGCTGGCCGCCGTGGACATGATGAGCTTCGAGGGCAAGGACAGCGTGCGCGAGAAGATCGGGAAGAACGCACAGATGTACAAGCAGCTTCAGGAGGCGATCCAGGCAGCCATGGCGCTGTGCCAGCGGTACGAACCGCAGAACCTTGCGCAGCTGGCGCAGATGATGGGAATCCAGGCGCCGGCGATGCCGATGCCGGGAGGAGGCCGGGCCGCGGAAGAAGCAGGGACGCCGCAGGAGGAACGGAAGACCATCACCGAGGGCGCGGGGGACGACACACGGACACGCCAGGCGAGAGAACGGGCGGCCAGTATCGGCCAGCCGGAAGCGTAATGTCTGCCGGTAGACACCGGAGAACGGAGGAACAGGGGACGTGATAGAGTGCAAGCTGCTGAAGGGGAACCCGAAGACGGTGAGGCTGCAGATCAGCGGGCATGCCGGCGTGACGACGGAAGCTCCGGACCTGGTATGTGAGGACGTGACCGCAATCTGGTGCACGCTGCTGGCAGCGGCAGAGGAGCGGGGCTGGCACGGCACGGTGAAGAACGACCCGGGCGACTGTGAGATCGAGATCCAGCTGAACAAGAAGAACCGGAGCGAAGTGTTCCTGTGCCTGGGCGTGATTACAGCGGGGCTGCGGATGGTGGAAAGAACCTTCCCGCTGTACGTGAGCTACCGGGAGGACGCCGGGAAGAACACGGACATCCTGCGGGCGGCAGAAGAGTAAATAAAAAATTTTACTCAGGGGGGGGTGACAACGCTGTCGCCTCCCCTGTTAGCATGGAGGCGTGACCGGGGATCGCCCACCCGCGAAAGCAAACGGGCTGAGGTCACGCGAGCGGGGATCGCCCACCTTATAAGGGCTGACTACACCATCCGAAAGGAGAACAAAATGGTCGAAGAGATCAGAGCCGTATGGCGGCAGCAGCTGTTCGGCGGTGAAGGAGCGGGGGCAGGCGCAGCCGCCGCAGGACCGGCCGGCGAAGGGCAGGCCGCAGCAGGCGAATCGGTCGAAGGATCCGGTGACGACGGCCGGAAAATACTGCGGGAACTGGGTGTTCCCGAAGCGGTACTGGACAGAAGCAGAAGCAAGGGAAGGCTCCCGAGCCGGATGCAGAGGGCATTCCGGGACGGGGCAGGAGCGTACGCAGGAGGATCCGGCGGGGAGACGGGCGAAGGCAGCGAGGACGAACATACCGGATCACGGCAGCCAGAGCGGACACAGGCGCAGCAGCCGGAGGGTGGGCTGGACTGGGAAGCCATCAAGAAGAACCCGGCCTTCAACGAACGGATCCAGGGCATCGTGCAGTCGAGGCTCAAAGAGGAGTCCGCAGCCAGCGAGAAGCTGAATGCGCTTGCACCGGTGCTGCAGGAGATCGCCAGACAGAAGGGCATGAACTTTGACGCCAACGACATCGGATCGCTGGATGTGAACGCCTTTGCCAGGGCGCTGCAGCGGGACGACAGCTTCTTCGAGTCAAAGGCTGCGGAGCTGGGCGTGACGCCGGACGTTGCCAGGCAGCTCATTGGGCTGCAGGAATTCCAGGAGGACACGCTGAAGCAGCAGGAAGAGGACGCGCAGCGGAAGGAGTTCGAGGTGCACATCGGGCAGCTGTTCCAGCAGGCCGAGGAGTTCAAGCAGATCATCCCTGATTTTGACCTGGACCGGGAGTTCCAGAACGAGCGCTTCGTGCAGCTGACCAGTCCGCAGGCTGGACTGACGGTACAGGAGGCGTACTTCGCGCTGCACCACGACGAGATGCAGGCAGCCGGCATGGCTGCGGCGACCAGGGTGGCGCAGGAGAAGATCGCCAACTCCGTTCGGGCGAACCGCATGAGGCCGCAGGAAAGCGGCGGAGGCGGGCAGCCGGCGGAACCACCGAGACAGCACTACAGCAAGATGACGGCCCAGGAGCGTGCGGATCTAAAGAAGCAGATCATGCAGGCCGGGGCCAGGGGAGAGAAGATCTATCCGACATGAGGAGCGGGACTTCTCTCCAAAGTGAATGAAGAGAGGAGTGACTGACATGATTCAGAAAATCGAAACCATGGCCAGAGTTGCCATGATCCAGCAGCTCTTCGCAGCCGGCGGCGGCGTTGTGGTCAACGTCGGCAACCCGCAGACCGGCGCGACGAGCAACTACGTGAACGCGTACACGGGCAGCGAAGTTTCCGCGAGCCCGGAGACCAACACCCTCGCCCCGGCGCTGAAGGAGTTCTACGACACCGAACTCCTGGAGAACGCCCGGGCGGAGATGATCTATGCGCAGTTCGCAAAACGCCAGCCCCTGCCGAAAGGCCACAAGGGCCAGGTGGAGTTCCGCAAGTGGAACACCTTCGGCAACGCATCCAAGCTGGTTGAGGGCGTGATCCCGAGCGGTCAGCAGTTCGGCATGACCTACCTGACGGCGAGTATCGACCAGTACGGCACCTACACGGCCATTTCCGACCGCCTGGAGCTCGAGGCCTATGACGACGTGATCCTGGGCGCCACCGAAGAGATGGGCGCCTCCGCCGCAGAGACGCAGGAAGTGCTCACCAGGAACGCCCTGATGACCGGCACGAACGTCATGTACTGCGACAACATCAAAGACGACGGCACGTATGTCGATACCCCGACCGGATGCTCCGGTATGGGCGCCGGCGGCGGCAGCCAGGGCGCGCACGGCTGGTCCAAGCTGACCCCGAAGATGGTCAACAAGGCCTACACCATCATGAAGAAGATGAAGGTCCCGAAGATCAACAACAAGTACTTCGCGGTCATCCACCCCAGTGTTGCGTACGACCTGCGCAACGACAAGGACTGGATCGAAGCGCATAAATATGCAGCCACCGAGGAGATCTTCAACGGAGAGATCGGCGAGCTGCACGGCGTGCGCTTCATCGAGAACCCGGACGCCCCGGTTTTGGGCGGCACCCTGTACCAGAACAAGAGCTCCGGCGTCACCTATGCGACCTTTTTCTTCGGCAAGGACGGCTTCGCGATCATTGATCCCGAAGGCGGCGCGCTGGAGATGATCGTCCACGACAAGGCAGACGGAACCGGCGGTCCGCTGAACCAGTTCAGCACCATCGGCTACAAGTTCGAGACCAACGGAGCGACCATCCTCTACAACGAGCGCGTGCTCCGCGTGATGAGCTGCTCGCCGTTCAGTGCCAGTGACACTGCCAACATCACCGCATCGGCGGGGTAACCGGGCTGGCAGCTGACACCGACGATCTGCCAGCCACCCTGCTCGACAGTGAGGACGCGGGCGATCTGCAGACAGGGCTCACCGTAGGGACGGACGCCATCACCGGCACGCTGAAATACGTGACGGGATACACGGCCTTCAGTGAGACAGCAGCGAAGCAGGACGGCAACTTTATGGCGCTGCATGCAAGCTGCGATGTGGACGGCGCGACCATCACCGCCGAGTTAGTCGGTGGCACGAATCCGGACGACCCGGTGCAGGTGGAGAATGACGACAGCTTCGTCTTCCGCATCACCAGCACCGAGCAGAAGGTTAAGTTCACAGCCGAGGCCGACGGCTGGCTGCCCGTGAGCAAGGAGTACAAGCTCACAGGACTCACGCTGACCGCGGCGCCTGCAGCTTCCGAACCGGCAGCCGGAGACGGCGAAGGCGGAACGGGAACCTGATCCGGACCGAAACAGAAACCAAGGGCGCGGGGAGTTTCTTCCCGCGCCTGCGGAAAATATCGAGAGGAGAAAACACTCTATGGCAGCCACGAAGAAAGAGGGATATGTGAAGATCCGGACGCCGCGTTCCCCGCACCGGGGCGTGGACAGCTTTCAGATCATCATCAACGGAAACGCATGGAACATCCCCTACGGCAAGGAAGTGGAAGTCCCGGACTATGTTGCCGAGGAGTTCTACCGCAGCGAGGAAGCCAAGGACAACTACGAGAC